CTTACTACTCACTGCGTCAGCGGTTATAAGCTTCTTCCAACTTATCATCCTGCGGCCGTTCTTAGGCAATGGGAATACCGACCGACGGTAATCATCGACTTGATGAAAGCTCGGCGCGAAGCTGACTTCCCCGACATCCGCCGACCTGCGTGTGAGATATGGATCGAGCCAACCTTAGAGGATATTGAGAGGTTCAACAATGATTACGTCATCGGATGCGACCTACTTTCTGTCGATATTGAGACCTCTGGATCGAGAATCACTTGTATTGGCTACAGCCCATCCCCAAACCGCGCAATTGTTATCCCGTTCGATGACGAAAGAGCAAAGAATGGAAGCTATTGGCCGACTAGAGAGGCTGAATCCGCTGCTTGGGCTCTTATTAAACGAGTGCTTATTGATGGAAGCATCCCAAAGCTATTGCAAAATGGCCAATATGATGTTGGGTTCCTCTGGAGAGCCTACGGAATAGGTGTTAGAGGATGCGCTGAGGATACCATGTTACTATCACATGCCCTTCAACCAGAATCTCTGAAAGGTCTTGGCTATTTAGGTTCAATTTGGACGGATTTTGGTTCGTGGAAGAGCGACCGAAAGTTTATAAGCACAATCAAGAGGGATAACTAATGGGCACTTGGAACAAGCTTGATAAAGTAAAATGCTCAGTAGAAGACTGCGATCGTATGGTGCAATATTCCACAGGATATTGCGGAATGCATCATCTCAGGATGAGACGTTATGGAAGAACTGAGAACATAGTAAATCGCGGTAGTGGCTATTCAATACACCCTAAGGGTTATATCTACATTTACGTTGATGGTAAGCCTATAGGCGAACACGTACACATTGCCGAAAAGGCCTTAGGGAAGAAGCTACCTAAGGGCGCTCAAGTTCATCACATGAATAATTTACCATGGGATAATCATACACCTTTCAATTTAGTAGTATGTCCAAATCGCGAATATCATTATCTACTCCATAGGCGAGCGAAAGAACTTGGCTATGAGAATTATTAAAACCGATACGTCAAAACCTGAGGATTTGCAAAATCAATGGGAACGGGATCAGGTTTATAACGGCATTGATACCTTAGCAACTAGGCAAGCTTTCAATGCTATGTGTCCACAGCTTGATGAAGTAACTAAGGCCACCTACGAATTTTCTAAGGCCTTGCAAGGTCCGGCTTTAGAAATGTCTCTTAGAGGAGTTCGTGTAGATCAAGTAAGAAAAGGGGCCGTTATCGATGACTTCTATGAAAAGATTGACAAGCTCGAACGCAACCTCGAAAGAATTGTCCTTGAAGGAGTTGGGCTTCAAAGATTCAATTGGCGTAGTAACAGTGATTTGCAAGCATTGTTCTATGATAAACTTGGAATTCCAGTCATTAGAAAGCAAGGTAGACCTACTGTCGATCGTAATGCGCTTGAGAAAATGGAAGCTTACACAATCGCCAAACCAATTATCACCCATATGCAAGCGATGCGAGAGCTTGCTAAAAAGATCAGTGTCCTCAAGACAGAGGTAGACCCCGATGGACGAATCAGAACGTCGTATAATATTGCAGGCACTGACACTGGGCGCTTTAGTTCATCGCTCTCTGCATTTGGAACTGGAGGCAATCTCCAGAACGTCGAAGAAAGTCTCCGAAGCATATTCATTGCTGATCAAGGATTTAAGTTCGCCAAATGCGACGCCAAATCCGGCGAATCCTACGTCGTCGGCGCAATAGAATGGAACCTATTCAATGACCCGCGCTATCTCGAAGCATGTGAATCTGGAGACCCTCACACTGCGGTTGCTAGAATTTGTTGGCCCCAGCTTCCGTGGACCGGTACTCTCAAGCAAGATAAACATATCGCCGAAACCCCGTACTATCGACATTACACTCACCGTTTCATGTGCAAGAAGCTTGGGCACGGATCGAATTACGGAGGCCAGCCCGCAACCCTCGCCGCGCAGTCGAAGCTCCCAATTGAAGTCGTACAAGCCTTTCAGCCGAAGTACTTTGGGGCGTTTCCAGCCCACCAGCGGTGGCAGCGCCGGGTTGCCGACGAACTCTCACTTCGTGGCCACTTGGTTAGCCTCACAGGTCGAAAGCGATGGTTCTTCGGCCGACGCCAAGACCCAGACACCCTCCGAGCAGCCATCGCCTTCGATCCCCAATGCTCCCTCGCCGAAATCGTAAACCGCGCAATGCTTCACATCTGGCGACAGAACTACGTCATCATCTCCATGCACGACCACGACGCCCTCACCTTCATGTACCCCGAACACCTCGAAGACGAAATCATCCCCCGCATCATGCAAGACCTCATCATCCGCATCCCACTCAAAAACGGTCGAGAATTAGCAATCCCCTACGATTGCAAAGTTGGTTGGAACAAAGGCGAATATGATGCATCAACGAACCCCAAAGGGCTCAGGGACTACAGTGGCAAAGATACCCGCAAGAGGGGCAAGGAAGTTAACGTCTTGGATCGAGTCGTTCGTCGATCATACGGATAATATGGAAAGCCCCACACTGTTTCGGAAGTGGGCAGCGATCTTCACCATTGCATCCGTGATGGAAATGCGTTGTTGGCTCAAGACCTCCAGTGAGCTTTACCCAAACCTATATGTGTTCATCGTTGGACATCCCGGCGTCGGGAAGAACAGGATCATCCGTGTCGCAAAGCGGTATATGGCAGAGATTGCGGAGTTTCATTTTGCGCCAACGAGCCTCACCGGTGCTGCTTTGGTGGATACGCTTGCGGCTAGCAAACGCTTTATTGCGCGTCTCCCTGATCCTCCAATCGAATATAACAACACAGTCATTACGGCTGAGGAACTCACTGCTTTCATGCACAAGTATGATGATGAGATGGTTGGGCTGTTATCTGCTTTCTACGACCCTGATCCGTATGCACAGAGCCGACGCGGAAAGGACATCAAGATCAAGATTGACCACCCCCAAGTAAACCTCATGTCCGGCACCACTCCCAGCAACCTCATTGGCCTCATGCCCGAATCCGCATGGGCCCAAGGCTTCACCTCTCGCGTGATCATGGTCCACAGCGACGAACGCATCGTTGGGGATGACTTCGCCGAAACGGCGCGGGAAATGGACAAGGACTTAATTCATGACATCAAGATGATAGGAGCGCTCAGTGGTGAATTCAAAGTCACTCCGGACTACAGAGATGCAGTCAACAATTGGCGAGCATTGGGTGAGCCGCCCGTTGTTAACCACCCGAAACTTCTACATTACAAGACACGAAGACGAGTACATCTGTATAAACTCAGTATGGTCTCGGCCGCGGATCGTAGCGATGTTTTACTTCTCACAAAAGAAGATTTCAATCGTGCTATGGGCTGGTTGCTGGAGGCGGAAGCCACTATGCCAGACATCTTTACCGCGGGCAATACTGGAACTGATGCGCGAGCGCTTGACGAAATCTACCACTACATCACCGTAGCGGATAAGGGCGAGGGAGTGCCGGAGCATATGATAATCAACTTCGCACGGGCCCGAGTGCCGGTGCATTCAATCCTACGGGTGATTGAAATAATGACCGCCTCTGGGCAGATTCAGTCCAGAGGCGTTGATAAGAAGACTGGCGCGCGGTGGTTCAGGGCTGTGCGGCACTAGCACCTATCACAGACCCCCGGCTTAAATGGCTCCAACGGCGCAAGGGGTTCAATCTGCGAACTCATAGGGACGCCCGTCCCCGGCGCGTTAGTGAAACACTCGACCGAGGCCACCAAGCAGTTCACTGGCGATCCAAAATGCCAGTGCCAGTGGCACCAGCGACCAACTGCCTGCGGCACCAATCCGCACCGCGATGCACATGATGACGAAGGCGAATACAAGTAAGATCAATCCAAGATTAGCCATGTTCATTCTCCTGCGGGTTTACTTTCATCTCGCCCCTGTTGTAAGCCTTCGGCTCTGCCTTCGGCTTGTGATGCTTTCGCTGTGGACACCAGCAAGGCATCCATCTTTGAATTGGTATTCTGTTCCAGCTTCGTCATGTTGCTGTTGGTGATCTTAGAATAGATCAACGTGATCAAGTTGATAATCGCAACTATGAGAAGCATTGTTGTGTTGAGGTCAATATTCATTTCTTCGGATACTCCCCATTCACCCCGCGCTCACCTTGCACAAACCCTCGGCCGTGCTGGAGTTCCTTTATGATCTCCCGGATGAACTCGATCTCTTTCTTATGCACCGCGACGGTTGTCAATACATCGCTGATAGTCTTTGTTATGTCACTTAGCTTCTCCAGTTCTTTTTTCATGGCATTCACACTTTCTGTAAATGCGCCAGTTCGGTATGAAAAGATCATTCCAGTACCAACGAGAGACATCACGACTAGAATGTCACCAACGCGAATGTTCCAATCAATCATAATGTCTCTCCATTCCCATTCCAAGACTAGGCCGCAGGCGGTGAAGCATCCGGATCGAATTCCGGCTCAAGCTCGTTCCATGCATCGTCGACCTGCTTGTCGAGGGCAGCCAGTGCATCTAGCTGCTCGGCCGTGGTAGCTGGGTTGGCCGACAGGGCTTGGATGATGTTCTTCACCGACTGATAAACCGTTTCGACTTCGTTCTCAATGAGAGGCATGAACTTGATCAGTGCCTCAATGATGTTAGTAATGAGCACAGCGGTCTGTCCGCCCCCAGTGAGCAGCGGCAGAATCTGCTCAATCAACGTTAGTACTGCCAGTACAGCGGCCGAGATCATGAGGTGCCCTTTCTAAAGTTGGTGAGCGCAGCGGAGGAGTTGAGGCCATTCACCGCAGCGACGAGGATGTTGTACAGGGTTGATGCGGCCGGGGTGTTGGTAGTGATCGAAAGCTCCAATTGATTGCGTGCTGCGGTGCCTGTGCGAACGAACTTCACCACGTTGCGACGATTGGCAGCGGAACAGATTGCATCCACGAACTTGCCTTGGATACAATACCGGGCGTAGTTGGTGGCGGTGGCCTTGAGAGCATCAAACGCATTGGCCGTTACCACGACCGTTGTTGGTGGCACCGTTGTGGTGGTAACCACTGTGTACACCTGCTGGAGCTTGGCAATGTCGGAGTTCAGGGTGGCGCAACCACCTAGACCCAACACCAAGGCCAGTGCTAAAAGCTTCTTCATCTCATGTTCCTTTCGCTGTGGCTTCAACCTGCTGAGCAGCCCCAGCGGTCGGCCCGATCTTGTTCACATT